GTTCCGTCACAACATGATGGATACCATCTTGTACGGGTCGTCATGAGTCATTAACGACTTGGCATACAGTGGTGAGACTGCTGCTAATGCCTTGTATATGTCAGGCACTGTCATGCGGGCTTTAGAGAAAAACCCAACACGTATCACACCTCGCCACACGTGTTTGAGTGATTTGAGTATCTGAAGTGCTTGCTTACTAGACTTGACTTCTGATAATCGTGTCCTTCTCACGTTGAAAGATCCGGCTATAGTGTGTTCTATTTGAGATAGTTTGACGCTGTCTCTAAGCGTTGGCAATTGCTGTGCAATATAAGTTGTGAAATCACGCATGCCAGGTTGCATCAGTTGGAAATCATTGAATCCGTCTGCATCGAATACTTCATCAATGAACTCTGAATCCTTGGTAATGCCATCATGTGAACGACCACCAGCCACTGCGTCAGTGTCTCTCCACTTTGCAACATCTACAGTGCTATTAAACAGCTTTTTTACGAAATCATTTTGTAGTTCTAACAACCTCGTGACCATGTGCTTGTCACCACCGCGTGCTAAAACTTCTTCTGCTCTTGTGATGTTAGAGTCAAGCACGGATCTCATTGCCATTGGAGACCCGCTTTCTATGCGAGAGTGTACAAAAGTAGCTACAGCTCGTGTGAGATACTGCTTTGCTGTGGGTACTTTAGCGTTGAAATCCATGCGCAAGAACTCGGCTATAGTACCTATGTTCATCTTTGTAGGTTGTGCTCGTATGTTCATTTTCTCGGCATTCGCTATGAGCCTTACTCCATCGCCGACAGTCCTGAGAGCTGCATACACGTCATCGCCGTTGTGGAGAGAATAAGCGCTGAGTTCATCAACGTTTGCAGCTGCTAAGTAAGCATAGTTCAGTGCCGTGTTCATGAATGCTGTGAGTCGCCAACCGGAGAATAGCGTACCACGAGTCCGGTATTCGTTCTTGCCGAAGCTGTCGTGCACGAACTGTTCTCTAATAGAGTCAATAGTCCATTCAAGCGACGCTCGTTGCTCTTCACTTATTTGAGTGCCAAAAGAATCTCTCCATGCATGCAAGACAGCTTGCATGTTCAAAAAACTATGCTGAGAATTGAAATCGTCGTAATCATAGCAGAATGGAATTAAGTGTTTGAGATTCTTGGCTATGAGTTCAACATAGTCTGCTGTAGCGCGAGATCCAGTCGGTATATATGAAGGGAAAGTCTCTTCACACTTATTGAGCGCAAAGTCTGCATGTAAGTGTGAGGTTATGTCACAACCATAGAGCGCTCTCGTCTTACCCCACTCGTATTTCGTTGAAGTGTAAGAATGAATTTGCCGTGGCCGGTCTGTCCAATATGAGTGTTGCGGCCTGTCAATCGACGCGAAGAAGCCTTTCTTGTTCCGTAACGGTAGAGGTAGTGCTTTCGCATGTACTTTGTCTCCATCATGCTGTGAGTGTACAGATCCACTAGGCATGAGCACAATACGTTGTTGCCAGTACTCACTGAAACTGTGGTTAAAAGCGCTCTTCCCTTCAATGCGGGCATCAGTGAACATCCGCATACAGTGCAGATAGACTTGAGCCGGTGGTACGTTAGCGAGCGTTGGTTCCTCTCGGTGTTTGCGTTCGTCTTGCCAGTTCACCGCTGTTTCAAGTCTGTTGACCAACACGTTGAGCTCGAACAGTTTACTTAGCTCTAATTCGCACACGCCCTGTACTTGTTTGGCATAGATCCCCTCAGCCTTCAAGTGTCGCAAGTTAATGCCTTTCTCATCGTTTATGAGCGCTAAAAATAACTTTTGAGATTGTCG